AATGCGTCCCATAATGGGGCATTTTCCGTTCTTCTTCAACTTTTGGCGGTTAATGTAAAATAAAAGCTTGAACGTGCTGCGCATGACTTATCCCTCCATCATTTGTTTGACAATAGCCCTTTGTTTCCAACTCGGATTGACCCTGCGCCGGGTGTTGTCCTTGCGTATCGTGGAAGGGGATGCATCAATCCCGAACAAGGAAAACTTGCCGCCGATGGCTTCATTCAGCCTGTCCACATCACGGTCAATCTTGTCCTGCGTGACTTTCGCGTACCGTTGAGTGGTCTTTATATGCTTGTGCCCCATGATTTTGCTCACCGTTTCGATGGGTATTCCTTGCGATAAACAAATTATGCTGCCGAATGTATGACGTGAAGAATGGAATGAAATCGGACGGTTGATGCCGCACATCACCGACATCTTTTTGAGGTGGCGGTTCATGCTTTCTTTCGTAAGCATGGGTAGCAGCTTGCCGTCTGCGTCCATACCCCTGTATTTCTCCAAGATGGCAAGCGGTATCTCCATCAGCCTCACGCATTCGGGAGTGCCCGTTTTCAACCTTTCCGTATGAATCCACAGGCTTCCGTCTTCGGCTTTTACGAGGTTCTTTTCCGTCAACGCCCTCATGTCGCAATAACAGATTCCAGTCCAGCACGAGAACAGGAACATGTCCCTCGTGAAATTGCGGTTGGGCGTGTCGTAGGTCGTGTTGGCGAACTTGGCCAGTTCCTCTTCCGTAAGGTACATCTGCTTGAACTCCGGCTTTTGCGGACTGTACCCCTTGAACGGGCTGAAAGGGATGATGCCGCGGAATACGGCGAGCATCATCACGCATTTCAGGCGGTTGATGTGCCCGACTATGGTTCTTGGCTTGAAACGCTTGACGGTGCGCATGTACATGTCAAAATCCTCGATGAAGTTCCCGTCAATCTGCTTGACAGGCATGTCTGAAAGGCGGTACTTGTCTTTCAGGAAGGTGGCGAGGTGGCGGTAAGTGTTCGTGTACTGGTAATAGGTGTTCACGGCGCGGTTCACGCCCACGCGCAAGGCGTAGTCGCTGTTGTGTTCCTCAAACAGCTTCATGATGGTGTCCTGAGATTCCGCCAGCCCTTGGTAGGCGTTCTTCACTTCCTCTGCCGAAACGACTTCCTTGATGTCTTTCAGTTCGTTGAACCGTTGGCGGAGTAGAAGCAACGTACGTTCAATTTCTCGGTTTGCCATGACCGCCATCCTGCTCTTGCCCGTACACCGTTGTGCGGTGGCGTTCCACAGCTTCACGTCCACCTTGAACTTGCAGGAGAACTGCGCGATGGAGTTGTTCTTTCCCCTGACGGCTATTCTGCCCATGAGGGGCGACTGTCCGTCCTTGTCCTGTCCGCTGCGCTTGATGTAGAGCAGCACTTTCATTTCTGTCTTCATTGCCATAACTTTTTTGGTTGCAATATTAGTGATACATTGCCGACCGACAGAATTGGAAACGGGGCAGAACGGCGCAAACGGAACGGACGCTGCTAAATCTGCGGATTTGAAGCCCTTGCCGCACGTATAATGCTTGTTTACAAGCATTAGGAACGCTGTTTTTCAGGCTTCAGACTGGTAGCGTAACAGGTAATGACTTGGTAGCGGAAACCTTGCATTATCCTGCCTTTCCATGCTGTTTGGCTGTAATGGCAAACGACTGCAAAGCAGCTGCTTTACAACGAGTTGCGTTTAATTTTCTTTATTCCTATCTCCTTTGCTTTGATGCTTCTTTCTTGTTTCACCGGTCTGGCATTTGTCGATGTGTCCACGCTCAAAAAAGAAGATATGGTGCAAGATAATAATGGAGACTGGTGGATCAGAAAAGGAAGAATCAAACTGATGCATCGGCGTAAAGCATCTTCAATCTGTAACATACCTCTACTTCCCGTTCCGCTTGCCATACTAAAAAAGTATGAAAATAATCCTGTCTGTATCAAAAAAGGATATTGTCTCCCAGTTCCCTGCAATCAGAAAATGAACAGCTATCTCAAAGAAATAGCAGATTTCTGCGGGATTAAAAAAAATATCACCACTCATGTGGCTAAACACAACCAATTCTCTATCTAACTGAAAATAAAATAGTTATCACTCACTTTGTAGATAATAGGTAACACTT